AAAGAGATCGTCGTCAGCGGCAAGCGCGGCTTCCCCTGGCAGGCATCGATTGGCACCACCGTCCACGAAGTCGAACACGTTAAGGCCGGCAAGTACGTCATGGTCAACGGCCGGCGCTTTGAAGGGCCTGTGTACGTGGCCCGCAAGACCACACTCGGAGAGATCAGCTTCGTCGACCTCGGGGCCGACGGAAACACCACCGCCAACATTGCCGCCGGTGCATCCGGCGGCAGGGAGCCATCTGACATGCCCGAAACCAACATCACCGTCACCACTCAGAATCAGGATGCTGCCGCCATTGATGACGCCCTCGGCAACCAATCAACTGCAGCATCAGTCCCCGGCACCCTCACCGCCGCCTCCAACACTGGCAGTGGCATCGCCGATCTGGAACAGATTCTCGCGCGTTCCCGCGCCGAGCATAATCGTCGCACGCGCATCGCGGATATGACCGCCAGGATCGCCACCGATCGCCCAGAACTGGCTGATGATCTTGACCGGCTCAGCAAGTCCGCCCTCGAAGCCAAGTGGGACGTGCAGCGCTACGAACTCGAAGTGCTGCGTCTCTCCCGCCGCGCCCCGGGCATCATGGTGCGCCAGCGCGTGGGCAGTGACGCTCAGGTGCTGGAAGCGGCGCTTTGTCTCTCGGGCGGACTCGAAGATGTGGAGAAGCAGTACGCCGAGCCGGTGCTCAGTGCCGCTGGTCAGCGCTTCCGTCATGGCCTGGGCCTTGGCGAACTGCTGCTGACCTTCGCGCAGTCCAACGGCTACCACGGCGCGGGCCGCTCGAATATTCAGGAACTGCTCCGTTTCGCTTTTGCCGCCCCCGGAAGCGGCACCATCGAAGCATCTGGTCCCTCGACCTTGAACCTGCCGGGCATTCTGTCGAACGTGGCCAACAAATTCCTTCGCGCCGGATTCGAGGCGGTGGAATCAACGTGGCGCGAGATCGCCGCGATTCGGCCCGTCCGCGACTTCAAGCAGATCTCCAGCTACAGCCTCACTGGTGGGTTCCAATACGAAGAAGTCGCACCAGGCGGTGAACTCAAGCACGCGACGGTGGGCGAAACGAGCTACACCAATCAGGCCCGCACGTATGGCCGCATGTTCTCCATCGATCGCCGCGACATCATCAACGATGATCTGGACTCACTGACTGCTGTGCCGCGCCGCCTTGGCCGTGGCGCTGCCCTCAAACTCAACGAGGTCTTCTGGACTGCGTTCCTGGCCAACTCGGCCTTCTTCGCTTCAGGTAACAACAACTATGCGGAGGGCGCTGACACCGCCATCGGCATTGACGGCCTGACAGCGGCGGAACTGCTCTTCCTCAATCAGACCGATCCGGATGGCCATCCTCTGGCGGCGATGCCGGTGATCCTGCTGGTGCCCAACGCACTCTTGGTGAAGGGTTCGCAGCTCATGAATTCCACCGAGCTGCGCGATACGACGGCCAACACCAAGGCGCTGGTGAGTAATCCCCATGCGGGCAAGTTCCGTGTGGTGCGCTCGAGCTACCTCTCCAACGCGACCTACACCGGGGCATCGGCCAAGGCGTGGTACCTGCTGTCTGATCCCAACGATATGCCGGTCATCGAAGCAGCCTTCCTCAACGGCCAGGAGCGTCCCACCGTCGAGAGCGCCGACGCCGACTTCAACATGCTGGGCATCCAGATGCGCGGTTACCACGACTTCGGCGTGGCGCTCCAGGAGCCGCGCGGCGGCGTGAAAATGAAGGGTGAAGTGTGATCGCCACTGCGCTCTCTTTGTGACTTGATCCTTATTCAAACACCTTCATGGAACCATTCCCATGCCTGCAACCTTTATTCAAGACGGCGACGCGATCGACTACACCCCCAGTGCCGATGTGGCCGCTGGTGCGGTGGTCGTGCTTGAGGACCTCATCGGCGTGACCAAGCGTCCCATCCCTGCGAACACCTTGGGCACGTTGGATGTCACCGGTGTGTTCGAGTTCCCCAAAGAGACCGGCTCGGGCAGCGAGATTGCCGCCGGCGCGATCGTGAACTGGGACGCACTTGCCCAGGTGGCTTATGCCGCGCTGGGCGGTTCCGGGAGTTCCGGGGGTTCCGGGGGTTCCGGGAGTTCCGGGGGTGACAAGCTGCTGGGCAAAACCGTCCTCGCCGCTAGTGACTCCGATGAGACGGTGCGCGTGCGGCTCACTCAGTGATCGAATCGGAACATGACCTAATTCGGGACCGCTCATGCCTCCACCTTCCAACATGCTCGAACGCGGGTCCGCCTGGCTCGAAGCCATGCGCCACCGCCATGCGACCACCACCGTGACTTATCAGCGCGGCACCCCCGGAAGCGGCGATGCCTCTGTGGAAGTCAACGCCACCATCGGCCAGACGACTTTCGAGACCGTCAGTGACAGCGGCGCTCTCGTGAAAGTGCAGAGCCGTGACTACCTGATCCTCGCCGCCGACCTCGTGCTTGCTGATCAGCAGACCGCGCCCAAGCAAGGCGATGTGATCCGAGAAACGGCGACCGACGGCAGCGGCAAGGTTCTGCTGTACGAAGTGATGGCTCCTAACGGCGCTCCCCATTACCGGCATTCTGATCCGTTCCGCACCACGCTGCGGATTCACACCAAGTTCATCGGCGAGGCAACATCATGAACCATCCCGGTTTCAAGAAGGATCTGATCCTGCTCATCGTGTTCCTGCTGGTGATGCTGCTGGCCTGCTACACAACGGCGATCTGTCTGCACCAGCGGTTTTGGCCCGGTAGTGAAACGCCTATCCGCATGGCGAGTCCACTGATGGAGGAGATCGCTTGTCACTGATCACCGACATCGCCGATGCCGTAGCCGCTGAGATCAACGCCGGCGCGTTCCTGCCGGTGCAGGTCCAGCGCCGGGTTCTGCCGGAGTTCGAGCTGGCCCAGCTCACGGAGATGAAGGTCTGCGTGGTGCCTAAGAGCATGCGGATCACCGGGGCAACGCGGGCCGCCAGTCAGTACGAGATTGACGTTGACATCGGCATTCAGCAGAAATTACCCGCAGGCGATACGGATGTGGATACGCACGTGGCCACACTCGGAACGCTGGTGGATCAAATCATCGACCACCTGCGGCAGCGGCCACTGAGCGCAGCGCCTTACGCCACATGGGTGTCCATCGATAACGAGCCGGTGTACGCGCCTGAGCATCTGGTTGAGCAACGTGTGTTCACGAGTGTGCTGACGGTCACATACCGCGCGGTGAAGTAGCGAAAGGGCCAAGGGATGAGGGCCAAGGGCCAAGGCAAAACATTCGGCATTGGAGTCTTCCATGTTCGGCTTCGAGATCACCAAGTTGTTCTTCGACAAGAAGGCGGTGACGAGCAAGACCGATCGCGCGACGCGCAACGTGCTCAGTCGATTCGGTGCCTTTGTGCGGCGCACGGCGAAGTCGAGCATCCGCACCCGCAAGGGCATCAGTGCACCAGGCTCGCCGCCGTCGAGTCATACGGGCCTGCTGAAGAAGTTCATCTTCTTCGGCTACGAACCTAATCGTCGCTCGGTGGTCATCGGGCCAGCGAGGTTGAACCAACGAGGCAGAGGGGCGCTTCCGGGGGCGCCAAGCCTGCTGGAGTACGGCGGCGTGACCGCTGCCAAAGGCAAACGTAAACGTGCCCGCTACCGGCCGCGCCCCTTCATGGGACCGGCCTTCATCAAGGAACGAACCAAGATGCCTGCCCTGTGGCGGGACTCGATCAAGTAAGGATTCATCCAATGCCGCAAACCTTCCTGCTGGGCATGAACGCGAAGATTTATCAGGGCGCATCTGGCGCGGCACTGAACACCCTCGCCGAGATGGGCAACGTCAAGGACGTATCGCTGAATCTCGAAGCGGGCGAAGCCGACATCACCACCCGCGCCAACCAGGGCTGGCGTGCGACCGCGCCGACGCTGCGTGAATGCACCGCTGAGTTCGAGATGCTCTGGAGGCCAGGCGACACCGGCTTCGAGGCGATCAAGATCGCCTTCCTCACCGCATCGACGCTTCGGCTAGCAGTGCTCACCGGTGCCAGCGATGCCTCGGGCACAGAAGGGCCTCTGGGCGACTTCTCCATCACCAACTTCAGCCGCAACGAACCGCTCGAAGAAGCCGTGATGGTCAGCGTCACTGCCAAGCTCGCCGAGTTCGAGGAATGGGTCGAGGTTGCCTGATCTCATCCACTGGTGACATCAGACCCCAAGGAGCAATGAATATGAAAACATTCAGTGACGCAGCCGGTCGGACATGGACGCTTGCTCTGACGCTTGGCACCGCCATGCACGTCAAGGCCAAGCTCGATATCGATCTTCTTCAGATCGAGAGTGGTGATCCTCCGCTTCTAACGCGCCTGGGCACCGACGAAATGCTGCTGGGCGAAGTGCTGTGCGCTTTGCTCGATCCGCAGTTCGAGGCTCACAAGGTCACTGCCGAGGAAGTCAGGAATGCTTTCGACGGTCGCACGCTGCTGGCGGCGCAGAAAGCGTTCTATGAGGAACTCATCGATTTTTTCCAGTCACGCGGCCGCACAGACAGAGCGAAGGCGGTCGCGAAACAGATGAGCCTGATCCAGGCGGCGATCACCGCCATCGAGACGCGCATCGACGGGATCAACGTCGAGCAGACGATCGATGGGCTGATGTCTGGCGCATCGCCGGGGGACTTGGCATCGGGCCAGGCGACCTCAGAGCGCTGACCCTGCGGCATCTGCTGTGGATGACTGAGGGACTGGGCCGTCAGCAGTGGGCGCATACCTCGCTGATCTGTGCCCTGATCGCCAACGCCAACCGTGATCCCAAGAAGCAGCGCCCATTCAGACCCGACGAATTCAACCCGTATGCCGAGCGCCGAGGCTCGGTATTGGATACGGACGTGATCGAGGTGAATGGTGACACGATCGGACTCCTGCGTGCCGCGTTTACAAGTAGAGGCCGCCGTCGGAAGTTTGAGTAACGGAGATGAAACTTGGCAGCGACTCAAGGAATTCGTGCAGGCCGCGCCTTTGTCGAACTGTTCGCTGATGACAGCCGACTCGTGCGCGGTCTGCGCGCTGCTGAACGAAGGATCAAAGCGTTCGGCACATCAGTCCGCCGCATGGGCATGAAGCTGGCCGCCATCAGCGCTGCGGCGCTAGCACCTCTGGCCGTCAGCGCCCGCACCTTCGCAGGCTTCGAGCAGCAGATGGCGCGGGTTCGGGCGCTGACCGGGGCGAATGCTAAAGACTTTCAGCGTCTGGGCGATGCTGCCAAAAAACTAGGTGAGACCACAGTCTTCTCCGCATCGCAGGCTGCTGAGGCGATGAGCTTCTTCGCACTCGCAGGATTCGAGGTGGAACAGATTCTTGGTGCGATTGGTCCGGCCTTGAATCTTGCGGCTGCGGGACAAATCGAGATCGCTCAGGCTGCTGACATTGCGGCCAAGATCATGGCGGGCATGGGACTCACCGCCGATGAACTAGGGCAATCGGTCGATGTGCTGACCAAGGCGATGACCACCGCCAACACCGACCTGGGACAACTGGGCGACGCGATGAAGTTCGTTGGTCCCGTGGCCAAGAGCGCCGGTCGCGGCCTCGAAGAAATCGTCGCGGCGATTCAGCTTCTCTCCAACGCTGGCATCCAAGGCGAGATGGCAGGCACAACATTACGCGGTGTACTACTGACACTCACCAGTCCAAGCAAAGAAGCCGCCGAGCAACTGAAGGCACTGGGCGTGCGTGTGCTTGATGCGCAAGGCAACGTGCGCGGGCTGGCCAGCATCATCGACGACATGAACAAAGGGATGCAGGGCTTAGGCGGCGGACAGAAGCTAGAAATCATCGGCCGCATCTTTGATGCCCGTCAGGCAGCAGGCTTTGCGGAACTACTCGCGCAAGGCGGAGATCGCCTGCGCCAGTTCACGGATTCGCTGGGCGACTCGCAAGGTGTGGCCAAGAAGATCGCAGGTATCCAACTGGACACACTCACCGGCGATGTGACGATTCTCACGAGCGCCCTCGAAGGATTAGGCATCGCTATCGGCGAGGCATTAGGAGATGTTTTGCGGCGCATGACGCAGACGATAACCCGCGCCGTAGGCATGATCGCTCAGTGGGCCAAGGAGAACCGAGAGGTTGTCACCACTGTCGCCAAGATCACAGCGGCGGTTCTCGCCTCGGCGGTGGCGCTCATCTTCCTAGGCGCGATCATCTCCGGTCTGGGTTCCATGATCGGCGTGCTCATCACCGTGGTCACGAGTGTGGCATCGGTGTTCAAATTGCTGGCCGGTGTGATCGCCTTCCTAGTCTCACCCATTGGGGTTGTGATTGCGGCGCTGGGTGCGCTCGGTGGCTATCTCATCTACATCACAGGCGCAGGTGGCAAGGCGCTTCTCTGGCTGGGTGATCGCTTTCGCGGATTACAGGAGACGGCAACATCTGCATGGCGCGGCATCGGTGATGCACTCGCTGCCGGAGACATCGGACTGGCTGCGAAGATTCTCTGGCTCACCCTCAAGATGGAATTCCAGAAGGGCATCAACGTCATCAAAGCCGCGTGGCTCAACTTCAAGCACTTTTTCATCGACATCGGCAATCAGGCGTTCTTTGGTCTGCTCGCAGCAGGTGAGATTGCCTGGCACGGTCTACAGGTCGCATGGATTGAGACCATCGCCTTCTTCAAGAACCTCTGGCAGAGTTTTGCCTCCGGCGTGGCCAGCACCTGGCGCAGTGTGGTGGGCTGGGTCGAGCGCCGCATCCATGATGTGCATGGCGCTGTCGACAGCAGCTTCGATGCGGAGGAAGCCAAGCGCATCGCCGAGGCCAATGAACAGGCCGACCTCAATCAGATTCAGCGTGAGAAGGAAGCAGCGATCAGCGCCGTGGATCAGGAACGCAGCGCGAAGCGCCAGCAGGAAGCGGCCGTTCACGAACAGACGCTCGGATTAATCGGCCGCGAATACGAGAACGCAAACAAGCAACTGGAAGATGCCGCTGCCAGTCAGCGCAAGGAATCGGAAGCAGCATTGGGGCAGGCCCGCCAGGAGTGGCTTGAGGCCTTGGAAGCGGCAAAGCAGAAGCGCGAAGCCAAGGATGCCCAAGCCGGGCCTGGTGGTATTGAGGGGCCAGAAGACATTCTCGCCAAGGCACGTAAGGCGCTGGGTGGACTGGGCGATGTAGGTCAGCTCATCGAAGATCAGGCGGAAAAGATCGGCGTGCGCGGCACGTTTAACGCCGCACCCGGAAGCCTGCTGGGTTTGCAGACCGGTGGCAAGACGCAGGAACGCATCGCCAAGGCAGCAGAAGACACGGCCAAGAACACCAAGCGCATCGAACAGGCGATCAACGACCACTCGATCGCTTTTGCTTAGTCGTAGGAATGTGAACCCATGCCCATCACCGTGGAAGAACGATACGGCAGAAGGCTCAGCGACCTCAGCGCTGAACTGCTGTACCTCGTTCGCGGCAC